TCAAGTTGTCATCAATTGCAACTGTACCACCAGCACTGTCTATCGTCAGGTTCCCAGATGACGTGTCTATTTCATTGTCACCGGTTACTCCGACTTTTACGTTACCGGCTGTGACTCCGCTGACTACAGGATTGTCAACAAGGCCGATTGTGATTGTACCTGCATTTTCAACTACAGTTGTTTCATTAGAAACTGCTGCATAAGTAATTGTTCCTTCAAGAGCTATAGGAGAAATATTAGATCCATCACTGACAGTCAGCGCAGTTCCGGTTACATTTGCGTTAAGGATATGTGTCCAAAGAGTTTGTGCATTAACCCCAAGCTGAATTGAGCTTGCAAAAGTATTCATTGTCCCGCCGGAATCAATAACGATCCCATCTGTTCCGGTAGTCTGGATCGAACCTATAGCGCCACTACTACCAGTAGGAAGGCCAAAGGTAAACGCCATTGTCCTTGCTGCGGCAGTTCCCCCAAGTACAAGAGCAACCGTTGGAGCTTGACTTACTCCTGAACTATTTACTGCTACTGGGACAGCCGCAACGGTTAAGGCATCAATTGTACCAGAACCCCCTTGAGGGCCGATTGTTCCCGGCGACACTACAGAGACTGCGTTGGTTGTCTTGTTAACTGTTACCTTGTTGTTACTCATACTGTTATCTCTTTGGAAAGGTAAACTCTGCCTTCTATAACTCTTTCTACTACTAAACCTGTAACAAGTTCAAAGTCATAGACAGCATTGTCAAAATCAAGAGCCGCCGTGTCAGAAGCTGCCATGGTCACAATTATGTTATTACCGGTAGCAGCTAAGGCTACACTGAGAGTGTTCTTAGGTGCATCAGCCGATTCCGTCGAAGCAATTATAGTTCCACCACTGGATTCCCGTATCTTCATCCTTGTGGTGTAATTACTGGAAAGATCCAGAACTGCTCCCGCATTGTTTTTATATGATAGATTGAGAGTTAATGTAGAACCCTGCTCAATCGTGATATCGTATTTACCTGCTGACATTAATATCCCTGAGCCTCAAGCATTCCAGTTACCGGCTTCTTTGGTTTGAAGGATCGGATTTTTTTCTTCTTCTTCTTTTTTTCACTTTCAAGATAATTGTCATACTCTGTTTTCCTTTTCTTCGGTGCGTAAATCCCTTGTCCACCCTCCTCAGCATCTAACATTTCCCAGTATTCATCCGTTTTTTTTGTCGTCTTGCCTGTCTTGTTATCCGTCTCATAGTCATGCCATTTTAACTCTCTTCCTAATTTTTTCTCATACCTCTTTATATTATCCTGATAACGCCCATACTCAGTCATCTTTTTTTTCTTAGCCATAATAATCCTTTCTATAAATTCCTGTTTATTATAAATCCGCCTTGGTTACGACCCTCACTAAGGGCACCGGATGTCATGCCTTCCATATACTTAGCTTGGTTGACCTGTTCCATAAATTTGTTACGGTACATACTAGATTTCTCTACGTTTTGTAATTTGGATTCTTTTAACCATGCTCTTTCTAAAGCGCCATAAACAATAGCTTCATGCCAGTACCCGTTGATATCTGGTGAGATTGTATCACTGGCTAACCCACTTGATACTGGGACTCCTCGTATCGTAAGAGTATGAAATACCTTTGCAGTTGCGTCTTTGTCTACATACAGATCTTTATCTGCCTTTGGAAGAGGGTATATTCTGAACGAGCTTGCTGTGCGGTTATTAAATATAATTGCTTCAATTGGACCAGTCTGAGTTCGCCACTTTGGTGTGTTGTCTACAGTTGAAACTGCTGATGAAAAAGCATTAGGATGGAAGCCCATCGAGGATTCCAACATGAAATGGCGGGAACCACTAGAAGAAGCAGCGGCATTTAATTCGGATTCTGTGTGTATGGAAAGTTCTCTGCCATCTATACTTGCTGAAACTATCTCTGCAATCGTGGAGGGCTTAGTATAAGTAGGTCCTATTCTGAAAGCAGAAACGGAAGAATCGGTGACTGGGTCACCAAAGTTTACTCTAAAAGTAAGGGTTGTAACAGTAGGGACAAGAATAGGGAACGCTCCGTTATACTCAGTTGGAGTTCCACCTGAAATAACAACGACATCGTTGGCACTGTATCCATGGCTTGCACTGAAAGTGACAGTGGCAGTTTTGCCATCAATAGCGAGTGTACCTGTTTTGGTGGCCTCACCTAGAGAGGTAGTTCCGCCAGGATTTGTAGCGGCCCCTTCAGATTGAGGGTACTTTGAAATACGAGTAAACTCTACAAGAGTATCGTCAATGTACTGGTTTATTTCTGCATCTGTCCAGTGCCTATTGTCTCTGTCCTGTAATGCTGTTTCAACTCGTTCCCTTATTTGTTTTCGGTTCATTAATCTTGGTCAAGGTCTATTACCTCATGACGCTCTTTTGCATCTTCAAGATCATCTAATGAAATTCCCATTTCACTTCCAGTCTTGGGCCATTTTTTTACAATAAAATTAAACCGCCTATTTGACCTTGAAGTTAGATTACTCATCAGATTCTTTTGAAAATAGTCTGTGGTGACTGCGTCATTCAGTACGTTTACATGAAGAAGGGTAACTACCCTATCTGAACCACGGGGAATAATTATTGTATTCTCGCCGTGTGTAACTGGGACGGGTCCCATCTCTGTGTTATTGTGTCCATGATCAATATTGATAACACAATAGCCTTCTGGAATAGAATCTCCTCTTTTCCATTCTTTGGCCATTTTCATGCCATTTGGCATTATTACCCACTGGCCTTCACCAGCGTTTTGATACGAACTATGTTTTTTACCGTGTTTAGGGATGTTTTCACTTTTCCCTAGTAGTCCACCTGCTGTAGGCATATAATCTCCTTAATACAATTAATATAGTTAATACCAAGCGGAGTTGCCCCCGCTCAGTAATTTACTTAATCCTTATACTATAAGGACGATTGTTCCCAAACCACATTGGCATCAAAACGATAGTCTACCCACCAATACATTGAGCCGGAGGTAGGTATCCCAGTTGCGACTACAATAGTAGCAATAACTGGAACTACATATTCTCCTGACGAAGAATATTCAGTAATGTTAGAAAGTGCCACTGCTGCGCTTGATTTATTCATAGGCGGCAGTACCATCTGTCCTTCCATCGAGTTTTGATTGATCACCATAGTACCCGGTACTAAGGCATCCAAGTCCCAAGCTGCGACTACATCTGCAGCAGCAACGGCACTTGAAGAATCAGACTGAGACACGCCAGCAGGATAACCAAACTTATAGGTAATCGCTGTTGAGTTGCCTGCAAATCGTACTGAGGATCGAAGTTGAATTTGATCGATTTTTGCCCCCATAGGAACGTAGAGCGCACGGGTATAAGTGCCAGTGGCGCTTAAATCCGAAAAGGTAACATTGTCATGCTTCGTGCTCTGACCCACATTGACAATTTTAGTTTTAATAGAGTCCATAGATTTCTCCGAAATTAGACATTTAGGGTGTAGGAACCCCCGCTACGGGAGTTCCCGTAGCTAAGGGCTACATAGGTTAGAGTTATAAGTTGGTTGCCATGCACTCAATGCGATACATCCACAGATCCTGCAAAATAATACAAGAGTAGAATGTGTCCCATGCGACAGTACCACGCTGACCTAAAGGGTCACCGGGTCCCGGACGAGGCATAACAACTTTGGAGCGGAGAGAATCCATGCCCCCAAGCGTCGCACAGCCAATTGAATCGGCTGCAAGAATGATAACGGGATATACATCGGCGTTACCAGATGACCCTTGAGTACCGCTGGTTGAAACAGCGTGTTGTGCATTACCAGAACCTAAAGTGGCTCCTGCATCTGCAAAAGGGACAGCCTGTGTTGTCGTAATGAAACGGACTCCTCTTACTGAACCAATTTCACCTTCAATTGCGTCGCTTGTCTCGGAATACTTTTCGACAGGAATAAAACCAGCAATTGCTTCAAGATCCTGACGAAGGTCAGGATGGCAAATACCAATGAATGATTCACGAATTGGCTCCGTAGATTGGCCGACTGCTGCTTTCAATTTCTTGCGAAGCTTCACGCCATCATTACGTTCCAGAACACGAATTGCTTTCTGTATCAACCCATCTGTTCCAGCAGGAGCAGCGGTTTGAGCAGAAGTCAATGCGGCTAGGCCAATTGTTGCATCGACAGTAGCACGACTAGTACCACCAGCATATGATGCCTGAGTTCCAGCACGGAAGGTTTTATAACTAATGAAATCAATTGTTTCACCAGCTTGTGTGGCCTGACGTTCTGAAATTACGTTGAGGACCGGATCATGAGATGCGGCTAACAAGACGTCTGTGGTGTTCACATAACTTCCGAATTGTTTCAACGTGTGCATGAGCGTAGTATGCTCAAGTGATGTAAAGTCCGGTGTTACACCTTCCGCAATCGGGGAATCCACGACTGGAAATCTTTCGTAACGACGGTGTCTGATCTCAAGACCTTGCTTCTGCGGCTTGGTCTCTTTTTGTGCAAATTTTGCAAATGTAAGCAATCGTTTTGCAATTGGTAACATTTTCTTCTGTATAGTGAACGCATCGTTTTTGCTAAGGTCACCGTAACTGGTGGCCTGAGTAACGCTTCCCGTTCCGCCATAAGCTGCCATAATCAACTCCTAATAAAATTATTTAAAAATGAAGAGCCCTAATAATCGTCTTCAGGGTTTGGGAGACTCTCCCAAAGATCTTCATCCGACATGTTGCCGGTGTTTCTTTCTATTCTTGGAGCGGAGTTACTCATCAAGTTTGAGGCTGCTTTGCGCCTCGTACTTTGTTTCTTGGCTGAACCGTCTGACTGCGTCTTTGGTGGTGGGTCCTCTGAAGGGCGCCACGCTTTACCGGATTCTGTGTTATCCAACCATAAATTCATTACTGACGCATGATCGTCTGGCGACGTGGATTCGGTCATCATTTTAGTAAGTGCTGGTGACTTCAGAACATAAGATTGAAAATCTGGATCTCTATCGATATCCCTATAATCATCCCCAACTGTACTGACCATCGAATTATCGTGGTTACTCAGAAACTGTTGGTAATTCTGATCTTGATAGGCTTTTTCAAGCTGGGCAACCCTCTCCGAACCTTTTTCTATTCCGGGGGAAACTTTGCTTAAAGCCTTGGCTACCTCATGCTGAACTAACTTTTTAGTTACTCCAGTAATCTCGCTAAATTCCTCCATTGTCGTGCGGTCTTCCTCGTCAAAAAACGAGCCTTCATCGCTTGGGTCTGGAGGTGTGTTCGGCGCTTTATAGCCTTGTCTTAGGGTATCAAGTTCTTTATCCTGCTCTAACGAGCGGATTCTAAGATCATTGAAACTTTCCCTTTCCCTTGCACTACTTTCATTCCTTTTATGGAACTCTTTTTCTAGGGACTTATATCTCTGTTCATAGTCGTGAGCGGGGTCTTCCTCGTCTTCCTCTTCGGAATCTTCGGCGTCTGCCTCAACTTCCTCATCATCTTCAGCATCATCTTCTTCAGCTTCAGCTTCAATGGGGTCGTCCTCATCTTCTATTTCTGGAGCATTATCCCAGATGTCCTCGTCCTGTCCACCCGTGTCAACCTCTTCTGGTTGGGGGCTTATGTCTTCTTCAGCCATGTTCTCCGTCTCTTTTAGCTCACCGCTAACAATGTCCCGCTAATCGGATCGTATTAGGTGTTGACCCCTGATATTGCTACCGTGGAGGCCCAAATTTCTCGACGTTATCAGGAAATTCTAATAGTTCCCTCCACGCCCTCACTCTCCCTATGGAGATGTGGTGTTTAGCAATAGACTCTTGATCATACAGGGTGCCGTTAACTATACGGTCTGTCTCATCCTTACATCTCTTACTAAATTCTTCCTTTATTGCACTCCAACCGGGGTGCGAGTTAAGCATTGCCAATAAATCCGCACGGGATTCTGGACGTCCTGCCATTATAATTCTCCTTGTTCTACCATTCCCTCGTCAGGAGCGCCAGCCATTGATCCCCCTTGACCTTCAGGTGGGGGAGGTCCTTGACCTTGTTGC